TATTATATGAACTCATTTTATAACAGCCTCCCTAACGTGGCGTGTATTCCGATTCTTTGATATGAATAAGGCGCACCATATATTGCTGTTTTTACGCCTATTGTTACTACTTCTCCATTACCCTGACCCATGATTTTAGGTGTATGTACACTAACCCCATCATCGTACTCAAATACAGTAGTACCTACAGTACCGTCATCCTCATACTCATTCTGTGAAGTAGCGTCAGACACCTGAAACTGAGCAACATTGCTAGGTAAAGCAGGTGCATCGTATTGTGTTTGAAACTGGTCATCTTCCTGATAGTCGTAGTAATAGTAAACTATTGATTCATCTTCGTGATGATTACCTATTGCTGTGACCTCAAACTTTTTAAGAAACTTAAGGTTCGAGGGATGCCCAAAGTCCATCGGATTACTTTGGTACTCCATTACATACCACCATTTCTCACTAGCGTTAGCATAGTCAAAGTGACCACCATACCTATATATTCCGTTGCTCTTACCTAATAGTATATCATTTCCCTTCATGCACATTGAATAGGTATTTACATTTGTCCATGTTGTTACCCTAGCTGAACCATCTTCAAGAGGTATTGCTATGTTGAACACATACATAATCTCTGCATCAGGGAGTGAAAGTATATATTCGCCTTTCTCTGGGTTATAGACACTATTTATAATACGGTTATCAACATTGGTTTGTACGGAAGCAAGTAGCTTGTCGTGTACGTTCCTACTCAGGTTTCCTATGGGCATGGACTTCTCTTGGATAGTCCTACCGAATGTACGCAAACCATCAGAGGATAAGAAGATAATGTCAGAACCAGTATGTTGTACGGAATCTCTAGCAATACAACCAACACCTGCTACGGTATCTGCCAAAGCCATACTTGCGGGGCTAGTTGCTCCTGAGTACACAATGATACAGTCTTTACAAAATATGATTAAGAAACCATTGTGTGCCGCCAGTGCTGTAATCTCGTCAGAGCCATTAGGAAATACAGTTGTCAAGTCCACAGAGCCAGAAGTTCCTCCTGACCAAGCACGACCATTCAATAAGTCCGACCAATATACTGTATGCTTATCTTCCCCTGTACCTGCCGCCCATAAACGTCCGTATGCTGACAAAACTTCATTGGCTAAAGGAGGCGCACCCACTACGTCATCATAGTCTATTATCTTGTCTATTGTAAGGACATCCTCTATAGTCTCACCGTCTGCGGATAGTCCATCCCCTCCCGCGAATTTAATCGCTCTAGGCGCACAGCTTTCTTGGAAAAGATAACAGTGGTTCTGTAGGGAAACAATCTTCCAAAGGTTATTATTATATCGTTCAATGCCTAACACAAGATTTGTTAAGGCTGTCTCGCCAAACTGTATCCGCAAGTTGTGTGTCGATATTAGAGCCTCACGACCTGTCAGGTCTTTAAAATTAAACAAGGCGTGGACAGGCTCAGTCCCCGATGATGCTACTAAATGTGTTTGCCCTTTCCTAGCCTCTATTCGTCCCTTTGGGTCAATAACACAATTATCAGCCTTAGACGCAAAGGAAGGGCTGACAGCCAGAGGAACGTCTTGGGTATTTAAACCCGAAAAACCTACAGCTTCGAGCGTAATATTCTGTAATTGAGCCATTAGACTGTATACCAAATAGTTTCAGTTGGGAATCGAGCCGCATCCATAGCAATAGCATCTGCTAGGCAAGCGTCTGCGATAGCGTATAGTTCCTGTGAACTAGCACCACCTGTCTCTCCTCGTTCTCTGGAGGCTAGTGCTACAGCATAAGCAATAATAGGAGCGGAGGGTACTGATACTTTATCGTTAGTGTCATGTGTGAATAAAGGTGTCCTGTCCACTACATCAAACTTCAAACTATATACTCCATCGGGAGTAGGGTATAACTTTACTGTGGCATTGTAGTCAGGAGAGCCGTTGTTGCCACTCCAAACTAAATTAGAAGGTACACCTGTAGCCGCAGTGTTAAGCACTGTTCTGTCATTAAGCCATGACTGACTCTGATGTTCTAGTCTAACATTGGAAGTGTCGTTATTAGCATCTAACAGCTTAAAGCTATGGTCTACACCACTAAGAGTATATTCCTGAGTGCCGTTGGAGGTAGTAACAGTTTTTGTATCTCTTAGTCCTGACCAATCCCAAGAATCCTCTACCATACGTTTAGCGTCATTAACGAAATCACCGACTAACTTACTGTAGCTATTGGTGGATACGGAAGCAACTTCTGCTTCTCTCAGTCTGCGTAGTACGCTGTTCACAAGTGTTAAGTAATTCATTTGAACGAATAACTCCTAAGTTGTTTTGTTTTCTTTATCATACCCCGAACATTCCTTGTGGTTGCTGTCTTTGGGGACGTAATCGCTGTCTGTCTGTAAGCCCTACTTTCGTATCAAACTCAAACAACTCTTTACCGAATAGAGATTCTGTTGGTGTACTGGACATAACACCACCAGTACCACCGCCACTACCTATCTGTCTACCTGACGGTAACGTATACCCAAGCATATCTGCACCAAACTCTAAGACATCACCCAAAGGGCTATCTACTGCGTCTATAATCGCATCTGCGGCATCCACTACAGGCTCGGCGGTGTCAGCTACAAAGTCTTTGACAGGTTCTACGGCTTCCTCTGCGGCTTTAGCGGTATCAACAATTATGTCCTCTGCATCAGAGAGAATATCACTAGCGGTGTCAATCCCTGCCTGACCCGCCTCGCCCAGTGTTTGTACAATCTCAGAGTCAGCTATGGTTTTCACTCCTTCGACTACTGCTTCCCCACCTGCTTGAGCGGTATCCACTATATACTGACCTGCATCTTTCAAATCTTCGGGTATAATAGCACTAACCGTATCAGCTAACTCCTTACCTGCGTTAATTAAACCATCCATGTTTACATCAGGCAGAGCATCGGCTAACACTTCTACAGCGTCCTCGCCTACGTTCTTAATAACTGCATCTTCAAGGCTACCTTCTGATGCCCAATCAGTAACAATGCCCCCTACGTTATCCCGCATTGTAGCGTCATCAGTACCGAAAGTTTCCGCATTAATCCCTACTGCTTCTAAACCATCCATTGCTATGTCGGTCAACTCAGCCTCAAACTGGTTTATTGCAAAATCTTCTACATCGTCAGAAGCGGCGGCATTTAACAGTTGTTCGGTCTGTTCATAGGACATACCGCCTATTCCTGTACCTGCTTCTGCTGTTGTGGCGGCAGTAGGGTCTACCCATCCTCCTACCTCCAAAGCACCCATTGCCGCACCTGCCCATTCCATAGGAGATACATCTTGGTTTGAAGTCTCCTTAAGTACCGCCAGTGCAAGTTTTATGGGTGGAGGCGCAAAGGTCTGTATAATCTGCATAATAGGATTATTCCAAAACGCCTGTCGAAATGCTGAACTACGGTACTCTACTGGGTCAGGTTGGTTAGGTAGTTGGTCATACTCACCCCAACCGCCTTCTAAGCCTATGTCATCACCATTAGCAGGTCTGTCTATGTTTCCTGTCCGTACTCCAGTAGCGTTCTCAACACCAAAAGGAAGGCTTATGTATGCTTGGTCGTGGTCTGGGTTATTGTCGTGCGTACCCATACGCATCCAATCGCCACCTGAATCTTCTTTATTACCAGTAGAGACTATCTGAGTAAACTCAGCCCCTCTTACTTCTTTATCTTCCCACAATGCCCAATCGTTTTCCTGTGCCACTTTCCAAGTGAACCATTGGTGGAACTCGTTATAAAATGGAGCGGCTTCCCTTGAACTCCATTCTGTTCCTGAGTGGGGGTCGTTTTTAGTGGGAAAGAAATTCATTTCCCCTGCTGTTGCGGCTCGTCTAACCGCTTCTGGCTGTTGGTCGTACCAAGCCTCCCAAGTACCCCACCTCTCCTGTTGCCTAGCAGGGGTCTGACCAGATTGGTAAAGCATATCCCCTAGAGAACCTTCCCCAAAAGAATAGCCTATGTAGTCGTTACCACCCGATATTGGGTCTAAGTCAACAAGGCTAGTACCGACTCCTGATGGGACGTTAGCACCATAAAGAGGATTAGATGACCAAGGATTATAAGTGCCGTTGTGTTGACCTGTTCTATAATGCTCCTTCTGCTCATCTATAGTCAAGGTGGCTAAGTATTCTTCTTCTGTAGCCCCTGTGTTTGTAGTCTGAGTATTCTTATCCCAAGTAATCTCACCTGTATCGGACGTAGTATCAGCGAAGGCATTGCTTTCCTGTGTCGTGTCTGCAAAGACATCTAGTTCTTGTTCTGCGGGAGCATTCCTTTCATCAGACCAACGTGAGTGTCTGCTCTTAAGCCAGTCCTCAAACTTTATCCTAGCGTCTGTACTCCCTTGTACATTGAAGCTATTACCAGTAAAGGGGTCTTTCTCTGGCATGATAGTTCGCCAACCAGACTGCTTATCTCTGTCAGATTGTTGGTTAAACCACCACTCGTATAATTCGTTTTGAGTCATTAGCTATTTCTCTCTCTGCCAATTTTCTTCTCGTAGGTTCTCATTGTACCTAATCCAAGTAAGCCTAGCAGTACAGGCATCATAGTAGCCGTGTCTGCCTGTGGTATGATAATACCGAACGGTGCGGCTAAGGGGGAAATCATAAAGTTGATAGTAAACCCACCGACACAAACCCAAGCAACTGCGGGTCGCCAACCTGCTACGAATAGAGACTTATGTTGTGCTTCCTTCTCATTAATCTTTAGCTGTGCTTTCGCAAGCTCCTGACCATGACGTTCTGCCATCGTTGCTATCTCATGGGCAAGGGCTAGTTTCTTATCCTTGTCCACTACGAATTTATCAAGCAAGCCTGTTATCGGGTCGATTAGTGACGTTAAGCTAAATCCCATATTAGAAACTCGTAGGTGCTGTATTTATTATACGACTGACTGTATCCTTAATATGACTTATGTTTGCGTCAATACTGGCTAAAGATACTGCCTGTCCCTGTACGTTCTTTTCTATGGAAGTCAATCGTGCATCTTGTGCTACGACTGCTCTCTCTGCGGTTATGAGCCTAGAATCCAATTTGGATATGAAGTTTACAAAGTAAACAAATTGTAATGTAATTGCTAGGAAGAACATTACTGGTATGTTTTTATTCAAGTGCCATTCTGGGTTCATCTTATTCATCCTTAAAGTGCGGCTATAATGAAAGCTAGTAGTTGGTGGTAACGGACACCTTTCAGTGTGACTTCCTTCGCACCTTCGGGTATAGTCTCTCCTTTTTGATAATTCCTATCTTCGTGTTCCCACCAAGTATCAGAGCAGAACATAGCATACTCGCTTGCGTTTAAACCTTCTGCTTCAAAGGCGGCTTCCAAGTCTTGAGCGATGATACCGAAATGTGTACGAGCTTCATCACCTTTGCTATCTACTCTGGATTTCCACTTATACTTTCTAAGCAATCCTTTACAAGCCACAGCAACCCTAGTCTCGGCTTCTGTTAATTCTTCAATGTCTCGTTTCTCGTTGCGGTCAGAAGTTTGGATAGTACCATTAGTGGCGTATACGTTATCAAACTTATAGCTTGATACACCTAAATGGAGAGTATCATTAACCATGTTCCCATCACCATTAGTAGGAACGATAGCGTATGTACTCAAAAAGTCATATACACCTACCCCTGCGGTAGCTGTAGACATGAACGGTGTCCAAAAAGCACCTGAGTTATAAGTACCCAAAGTGGATTTGGTCGCACCGCTTGCTTGTAACTCTATGAAGTTACCCTCAGTACCAGTGTCGTTAAGCGTAAACATTGGTGTCCCTATCGCATCAGTAGCATCTGTATGTCCACCAGTGATTTCCGTTATGCCGCTTGCTGTTCCTACCCAAAGTCTACCATCAGCGGTATTGACAGCTAGTTCGCCTTGAACTACATCATCAGAGTCGGGGTCATTGCCTGATACTGCGTTATATTTAGTTACCATCGTTCCTAAGTGTGCCATCGTTTATACCCTCGTTAAACCGTTGAAGTCCATAGCCGCTTCAAGGTTCTGTGGAAAGTGAGCGTAATGTACATAGCCACTATTTATTAAGGCAGTGATGTCTGTACCCATTAAACTTCCATTGCTTCCCCAGTAGGTGTCTGTACCGTCTGTGAGTTCTACGTTAAATAAAGACTCAGCAACTAAGGAAGTTAAACCGTCTATGTCTCTCAAGGCAGTAACAACCCCTTGAGCATTCTCTTTGTTTTCATCCGTTACGATGATAGTGTTTGATATGTTCATAATGATAATCCCGCTGAATCACCCATTTCTGTTATTGCAGAGTTAAGGTCACTGCCTGATGTCCACGCGCCTCTACCCACCACTTGATATACTCTACCCTTAAAGGCGGTAAGACCAGTAGCACTGCTATGTGACGAGCCTAGATAAATAGGGTCACTTGCGCTATAAGTAGTACCACCTACATCGAGCATTTCTGAATCGACCTGAGAGCCGTTGACATATAAACTAGGCGCACTGAAAGCAGGGTCAGATATATCGTGCAGTCCTGTCAATACTTTTGTGAAGGGAGCTTCATATCCAGTATCGGTTAGAATCGCTGAATCAGAAGAACCGTCTACTCTAAAGCGTACTTCTTCGCTTGTCATTCCCACAGCAAGGGACGCGCTCTGTGCCGCTGATGATGTCGGAGTGTCTAAAGCTACTATATAGTAGTTACCGCTATCCGAATGTGACTCCACTGCCGCAGATAAGGTCAATGCCGCAGTGTCTATAGAGTGTCCTGAATTGGATAATACGTCTGTGGAATCAAAGTACAAGAAGTATTTATCATCTTCACCTTCTTCGGTGGCATCGAGAATAGCAGTGTTTGCTGACCCGACACTGGCTACTAAACCAGTTTCTTGAGCGTAAGTAACGCTAGTGCCTTTTTCTAACTGTGGGCGATATATTAGTATCGAGGGAGTTGAACTATAAAAAGTGTAATAGGTATTTGAACTGTCTATAAAATAGAATAGTATTGGTTGTGTGCCTCCACTTTGGTTTATACACATTACAAAGCGATACCAACCATCCCCTACATCTGTTAGGGAACTAGATACTACGTTAGACGTTGAGCTTCCCGAAAGTGTAATTGTTTCAGTATCAAGCCTAACAAACGCTTGGCAGTTTAACCCCGCTGTAACCAGTAGCCCTTTACATTCGTTACTGCCTTCGCCAGTTAGTTTCAGGTAAACACTTAATACTTGGTTTTCATCAACGAAGTAGTTTTGAGTCTGCTGTATACCTATAACAGAGGTACTACTACAGGCTACCTTATGTACCGTACCTGTACCCACAGGAGGGTCATCGGAAGTAGCTGTTCCTGTAAGATTAGTTCCTGTGAACTGACTACGAACCCATCCGTCACCAGAATCACTAATATCAGATGTTGTCAGTTTGTTTGAATTTTCTAGGAAATTCCTAGCACCGCTCTCAGGGCTTCTACCCCACGAAGGTCGGAGGTTATCAGCACCCGCAGTCAAGTGTACACCATTCCCTGACTTATCTTCAATCCTACCTACGACACCACCCAAGGTTGCCGCAGTAGTACCGCTAGTGTCGGAGAATACGGTTGAAGCATCGCTTGGGTCATACCAAAAGCCTGTTTCATCGGAGGCGAATAATCCTGCCAATCCTGAGAATACAGGAGGGGGTGTTCCCGCAGGGTTGCTTTTTCCTGAAGGTACTCCTAATCTGTTTACACCTAAGCCGAACATAGTCTACACCATTACTGTTAAGTGGGCAACTCCAGTAGCACTTTTGCCGTAGGTAGAAACAGTCCGACTGCCGTTAAGTTTTACATATTCAATAGTATTTGCAGGGAGGTAAACAGCACCAGTAGAAGCATCTGTGCCATCTACTGTGTAATAAATATCGTTTGTTGCAATAATTCTTAGAACCTTACAATCAGTTGCTAGTGCACTAGAGGCAACAGCCGACCCATTAGCAACGCTTACTGTGGTGGTTGTTTTGGGTGTTAATACCTGTATAGATTGTGCGTTACTATCTTTCGCTAATGTAGCCATTGTTAATCCTCGCTAAGACTTAATAAGGGAAAAGGGGCTTCCAAACGGAAACCCCTTGGGTACTACAATTATGCGGAAACTGCTAAGTTAAACGCGGCATCGTCACGAAGAACAGCAGTGCCGTAGATAGTATCAGAAGTAAACAAGTCACCTAAGTATTCTTGCTTATACTGAGTCTGTGAACGAACACCTTGTTGCTCTGCAAGAACCATAGCATCCTTGTGGAATATCATAGCTTGCTTAGTGTCAGTAGGAGAAGCACTGTTGTCATCTGCCTCTTCAATAACAGGACAGTTAGAAGAAACATATATGTCAATGCCATACAAGTTACCAATTTGTCCGTTGTTTACAACACGACCATCTACGAAGTCGCTAGAAGTGTAGCGTTGAATACCCATGATGGCATTACGGATTGAAGGTGGAACAACCAATGAGCGTCCATCCATAGGTACGTCAGCATCGTCTAGCTTCTGAATCAAAGCTCGGAAACCCGCATCAGTAAATTCATCATTTTCACCATCAAAAGTATTAAGAGCATATTGCTTTAATGTGCCATCGCTGTCAATGTACTGAGTACCAGTACCAACGTAGTTCGAGCCACCGTTGTCACCGAAAGACTTACCTAGTTCAAACAAATCAGAATCAACTTGTTTAGCTAGAGCATAACCTGCGTCACTTGTGTAGAACTGACGCATAGAAGCTAGTGCTTGTACATCGGCAATATCTTCAATCAAGCGAGAGTATTCAAAGTGCTTGTCGATAGTTACAGAAGTATCGGTATTGCTTTCTGCGATTAGAGTTACAGCGGTGTTAGCGGCTTTCGCTGTAGCTGAACCGCGAGTTGGTGTAGGGATATGAAGAGTATCGCCTTTCTTACCACTCATTGATAGTTTCTTGACTAGCGGTGCTAGTACAAGGTTAGATTGATATGCGGCAACAATCTCGTCACTCCAGATTTCTGGAATGAAGTTATTTGCCGTTACTCTTGTTACGTTATTACTGCTTCCGTCTATACTAGCCATGATAATATACCTTTATAATAAGATTAGTTACGAACCCTCCCTTCTTGATATGCTGTCATAATTTCATCAGACAAAGACATATACCTGTCAGGGTCGGTTTTCATAAGTTTAATAATGTCTGCGCGTCTATAGACTTTCTTGCCTGACCGTTCTCCACTGCCTCTAGTATTTCCTGTTGAGGCGGCTTTAACAGTCTCTTTACGCTGTTGCTTCTCATTGGCTACTGTCTGACCTACTACCGATTGACGTTCCTTCCAGTTAGTGAAAAGCTCATCAGCGGCATCATAATCATACTGTCGGTCTGCCTGTGCAAAAAGCTGTGTACGAATCTTTGAACCCTTAATCCATTCAGCGAACTTAGGGTCTGCAAGTATTTCCTTCATATCAGGATGTTTACCTTGCAACTGAGCCGTAGCCGTTGTCTGGCGATATTGGTTGCTGATTTGTTCAGCTTCCTTTATCTTGGGGTGATTCTCAATAGCCTTTGCAACTGCCCTTTCGGGTTCTGAGAAAAAGTCTATTTCTTCGTCAGGTTCTTGTGTTGGTGTTTCAGTGTTGGAGAGTTGTGTCGTGATGTAGTCATCAACAACCTTTCTAAGTTCACCAACCTCCGAACTCTGTTTACCTAAAAGTTTCTCAGCCTCTTGGTGCATCCGTACTATCTCGGCTGTGGACTTTCCTTGGTACTTATCAGGTATCTCAGTTTGTTCTTCGGTCTGAGGTGCTTCTTCAAGAGTGTCCTCAACTTGAGGGTCTTGCTGTACTTGGTCGTTAGTTTCTTCGTCTACTTCTGGACGCTCATCTATTAGTGTTGCCATTATTAAACTCCGTGAGTAATCTCATTATGGAGGTGTATTTAAGTAAGGGTTCTATGGTCGAGAGTTAGCCTTACGGTTTAAGTTTGAAGCGTGATACCGTGCTTCCTTTCATACTTGATTTGTGTCTCTCTTTGCTTCGCCCATTTGCGGGTTGATTTCCAAGAGTCTACCTTAAAAGTAGGACAGCTAATTCCTTTTTTAGCTATCTGGTCACAATCTGGACATTCTACTTCCTGTGTGTCCATACATACGAATCTTTCATTGGTATGTCCATTGGAACAAGTAAAGTCAACCATGATACCCACTAGGCGACTTCCTGTTCTTCTTCTTCAATCAACTGTTGTTTCATTACTTCTATCTGCGTAGGCAGATTCAAGACTGTAGCTATGACTGCAAGTTGTCCCTTACGGAAGTAAAGGTCTTTTTCGTCAGCACAAGCCTCTATTGAGTTAAGTACCTCTGCACTATTTTTAATATCTTCCAGATAGTTCTTCCAACCTTCGGAGCGGAACATATCTTCATAGCTACGATGGTACTTCTCTAGTTCTGTGTTAGTCATACTGTTTCCCCTTTCGGACAGTCTTTAGTTTATTGTGTTTCTAATAATATACTTTGTACATTATATAATACATTATACCACATTCTATGTAAAATGTCAAGTATTATTTCTTATTTGACATAGATTTTTTAGTTTTAGTTTCAGTTTTTTTAACTGCTTCTTCCAAGGCATCTATTCTTTTTCCGTAGCCTTCAAAGAGTTCATTGATTTGTTTCAAGATATTCTGCATTTCTGTATTGGTTATCATAATTATCCCATAGGGGTTATTGGTTGTGGTGCTTGTGGTTGTTGTGGTGCTTGTGGTTCTTGTGGAGGCGTGGCTACCATTGGGTCGGTAGTGGCTTCCTTGACAGCAACCTCTCGTTCTTTGAGAAGTTGCTTAGAGATTTCCAGACGCTTCTTAAACTCTTTATCGTCAGCATCACCTTGCTTAAGGTTAGTAGTAACTGCTTTAATACGAGCAATCTCTGTTTCCTGTGGTACTGCTTGAGCTTCGTTTTGTAGCTTACCTGCTCTAGCTTGTGACTCCATAGCCTGACCGTT